AAAATATATATACTTATACTAAGTATATATCTTTAATGGTCAAAAAAGAAAAAAAAACATATAAAAAACATGCAAAAATAAAGATGAAGCCTCATCACTTTACGCGAAAACAAAAAAAAAAAATAACCGACCAACTTTTTTCTGCTTCAAAGGATGATATTATGCATGATTATGAAAAGTTGAAACAGATTGGATGCGATAAAAAGAAAGCATTTAGCAAAACAGGAAATAATTTTGTGAATTATTTTACATTGGGAGAACGTTTGCAAACAGTGGGAAATAAAGGCGTTAGTTTTTATGATGTTTGGAACAATCGTTTAGCTCTAACCAAAGAATATCCCTACGTTCAAAAAGTATTAGATTATTATGAAAGATCCTATTCTACTTACCCAAATATCAAAGTTTGGAAACGTATATTCGATTTATACTATGGTTCTATAACTATTTTTCGACCCTTGCAAGCAATGGAAATTTATTGCAGGTTTCAACCTACATCTATTCTTGATTTTACTATGGGCTGGGGCGGACGATTAGTAGGCGCTTGTGCTCTAAATATTACGCGTTATATAGGCATTGATAATAATACGCAGCTTAAAAAACCCTACGAAAACATGGTGAAAATGTTGGAACCCCTTTCTCAAACAAACATCAAGTTGTATTTTGAAGATGCTGTCAATTTTGATTATTCCAAACTGAATTATGATATGGTTTTAACGAGTCCGCCTTATTATAATACTGAGATTTATGGAAATACGGAACCAATTCACAATAAAGTTTGGAATACCACATTTTATGAACCTCTTTTTAAAAAGACATATCAACATTTACAGAAAAGAGGAGTTTATTGTTTAAACCTATCAAGAGAAATATACGAGACAGCTGCAAAAAAAGTGCTAGGCGCATGTAAGACAAAAATTCCTATGAAAAAATTTAAGCGAACGACCGGGACTCAAAAAGAGGAATATATTTATATTTGGTATAAAAGATAAAAATAAAAAATAAAAATCTTTTCACTCTATAAGACTATCATTATTCTATATGAATTATAAAAATTTATATACAATTTCTTTAATAGTAGTATGTACTTTATTAATCGGTATTGTTATAAATCAATACACTGAAAAAAAATACATATCTAACTCATTGCTATTATTTTGGGATATTTATTGTAAAACTGCCATTTTAGACTATATAAATAAACTTGATTATTTAGTTATTTCTATTCCACATAGAGAGAAAATTGGCGATATAATAAAAGTAGGAAGCAACTATTACTGTTTAATGAATAAACATCCACAAGAATATTCTAATATCTCTATTTTATTAGACGAAATAACTAAAACTTGCAAATATTTACGTGTTGATAGTTTAATAGGAATCAGTACTGCTGGAAGCGATCATTATTCAGTTGGTCGCGTTTTGCAATTTAACTCTGCAATTATTGAAAACTATAGAGAATATTCTTTGCAATCCTCTTATGTAGAAGGAAAAAAAATATTATATAAAACTTCCGAGTTTATAAGTCAGCCAATCATTAATACAAAAAGATTAATATCTCCAACTAACTCACAAGTTGCATCCGGAGAGGACGAGTTTGTAACATATTTAGTGTCAAATAAACTAAATATATTCTCTCTCACATTAACTGGAATTTCAAATAACAAAAATTTAAATATGTATAAAGATGGAGGCGGTAAAATAGCAGCAAAAAATATAATTCATTTTTTATTTAGTCAATTCATTTTACTGTAAAATATACAAATAATAAATGTTCGTCAAAATACCTGGATTATTATTTCAACGAATTATAACATGCATCTGTCAAATTTAGAGAAAATCAATGAACATTTTCGGTTTCCCATTTCTTACAATCATAAAAAAACAGAATTAAGGAAACATATTATTGACGATTTAGAGCTTGTAGAAACATTAGATCCATCAGGATGCAGCATGTATCAATTGGCTTTTCAACCATCCACTTGTTTTGGCAAAAAAGTATTGGAAGAGTTGCCCAATTTTTACACAACCGATATCACCTTTTTAAAAGATTCGCAACAAATTTTAAAACAATATAAAGAAATCGAATGTGACGTAGATTTTTCTAATATGATGGATATTTGGGACGAAATAAAGAATGACACTGGATTTAAAGAAAAATATCAATACATTGATTGGCCCACATGGGAATATTTAAACAAATCAGAATGGTTTTTGCAAATTATGAGTTTATATAATTTAACATCACCTATCTTATCCTTTATTGTTCCCATTGTTATTCTATTTATTCCCTTTTTTATTATCAAAGCAAAGGGTTTGCCGATTACCTTTGCTGAATACTTGGATGTTCTAAAAATTGTTGCATCCAATCATGCTATTGGAAAATTATTTACGCAATTTGGAAGTGTTAAAATGGAAGAAAAGGTATATTTAATTGTAAGCGCTGGGTTTTATGTCTTCTCAGTCTATCAAAATATTCTAACCTGTTTCAGATTTCATCAGAATATGATTAAAATACACTCTCATTTGAAATACATACAACGTTATATTGAATACACTGAAAAAAATATGTGCAACTTTTTATCTTTTTCTGAAACTAAGAGTAGTTATTCTGATTTCAACCTATCTGTACGAGAAAAAATGACAATACTCGTTCGATTAAAAGAGCGATTGCAAGCAATTTCGCCATATTCATTACATGTAAAAAAAATTGGAGAATTAGGTACAGTATTGAAACATTTTTATGATATATATCAAGATTCAGTGTATCATGACGCTTTTATGTATTCTTTTGGTTTCAATGGATATACTGATACTATACAAGGTCTAAAGAAAAATATTGAGGATGGATTTTTACGTTCTTGCAAGTTCTCTTTGAAAAAGAGAAAACATATATTCAAGAAAGCATATTATCCTGCTCTAATGCGATCTAGTCCAGTAAAAAATGATATTCAATTCAATAAAAATATTACTTTAACAGGTCCAAATGCATCTGGAAAAACAACCATTTTAAAATCAGCATTAATCAATATCATTATTTCGCAACAAATAGGGTATGGATTTTATGAATCAGCGACAATGCGTCCTTTTGATTTTATTCATTGTTACTTAAATATACCTGACACATCTGGACGCGATAGTTTATTCCAAGCCGAAGCTCGTAGATGCATTGAAATTTTGGACATGATCAAAGAAGAGGAACACGCTGGAAAAACTCATTTCTGCGCATTTGATGAACTATATTCAGGAACAAATCCAGCTGATGCGGTCATGAGTTCTCTCGCATTTATGGAGTTTTTAATCAAAAATAAATGTGTAACTTGTATTTTAACAACGCATTTTATAGAAGTGTGCAAACGCATAGATTCAAATAATTCTATTACAAATTATCACATGAAAACGAAGAGTGCAAACGATAAAAGTGATTTTTGTTATACATATCAATTAAAAAAGGGTATTTCAGAATTACGCGGTGGATTAAAAATTCTGAATGATATGAATTATCCGAAAGAAATACTTGACAAGACGCGTGAAATAAAATTATAAACAGTTTAAATATATTTTAATTAATATATAAATGAAAAGTATTTTTTTACTTATTTTTTATACAATGATTTCAGCACATGCAGTTAAGCCAAAATTATGTGTTAATTGCAAGTTTTTTACCAAAGGGTTTTTTACTAGCAATAATTTTGGCAGATGTTTAATGTTTCCAAAAGAGGAATTGAATGATAATTTTTTGGTGACGGGAATTAAAGATAAAAAATACATTGAATACACGTATTGTTCTATTGCAAGAAACTTTGATTCTAAGTGTGGAAAAGAAGGAAAGTTATATAAAAAAAAATAATAAAAAATATTAAATATTCGTTACAAAAGAAATTTAAAAATATAAAATACTTGTAAGAATGGGCCTCTCCGACTTTTTAACTGTTCCGTTTTTGATAAGCTTAGGAATTACATTTATCTTAGTAGGAATTTTAGGAATGTTTTTATCACAACGAATTATGGATCAAAACCATAAAATATCGTCTATGATGGGATTAGTTTCTTCTGTAGTGGATGAATTAAATTATGTTCGATCAAATCTTCAGATGATGACTGTACAACCACCTTTAGATAAACAAGTTGGCGCAGGACTTGGCGCAGGACTTGGCGCAGGACTTATACCTGTTGCTGAATCTAGAGATGAAGAACAATCTCTTATTTCTGTTAGTGATGAAGAGGAAGATTCGGATGATGAGGAAGAAGAAGAAAATGAAATAATTGCAAGTGAAGACCTAATAGAGGAACCTACTATTAAAGTAATTGATATGGGTGAAACAATGAATATGAATTATTTGCAGCAGGAAGAACAAGAAGTAGAACTTGATGAAGAGGAATTAGAAGAAGATGACTCAGAGGAATACGATGACGAGCTAGAAGAATTAGAGGAAGAACAAGAAGAAGAATTAGAGGAAGAACAGGAAGAACAAGAAGAAGTAGTAGAAGATAAAAAAATAATAGGAAAACCAGATATTAAGAAAATGAATCTCCAAGCACTAAGAAAATTTGCAAATGGTCGCGGTATTATGGGAGACATTTCAAAAATTAAAAAAGCTGAATTAGTAAAAATGATTGAAGAACATATGTAATATTTTTATTCTTGTAGTATATTATTATGGCAAACTGGGGCACATGTTTTAGCGGTTCTAATAATATACATTTTAATTTTCCGCCTATTATGGCAGACGGAAGAAATTTTGCCTCGTGGCAACCCGATGCAATTATTAATGAACGCATTCAGAAACAAGAAAATATTTACAGCAATTGGACATATCGTCAATATTTAACGAATAATGCTTTACAAATTATGAAATATAATAATGCAGAAGCTTGTTATGATCTCGGTTTGCCATCTCACGAGCAAACGAATAAAACACCGAGCGCCAATGTTCCTTATTTGTATTCCTCTCCTTTTGATACAAAAAATCCTGGATATGGTTATTGCTCTAGTAACTTGAAATCGCCTTATTTGTCGAGAGAACAATTAAGCGCTAGGCTAATTGCTCCGACTATTTACGTTCCAGCAAATACATAAAATAATAGTTATATACTTTTACAGTATTAGAAAGTATATAAATAAATGTAGTAACATATTATAAATAATGAGAGTTATCAGTATTGACGTAGGTATCAAGAATTTGGCCTATTGTCTTTTAACAAAAATAGGATCAGAATTTACTATCGACAAATGGGGAGTATTGGATTTATCAGAAGATATTAGTCATACTTGCTCCATTGTAGAAAAAGGAAATCAGTGTTTAAAACCAGCTAAATTTAAAAAAGATGCTTCCTGTTTTTGTTTGAAACATTCAAAAAAACAGGTGTATCAAGTTCCAGCCAATGATTTGAAATCAGCCTTTATCAACAAACAAAAAATTCAGAGTCTTTACGAAATTGCCGATAAATATAAAATTGCATATGAAAAGCCGATAAAAAAGGTGGATATGATTAATATTATCAATAATTATATTCTAGAAACATGCTTTGAACCAATTGTTAAAATAAATGCATCCAAATTGGATCTAGTTACTATTGGTCATAATTTACAAATTAAATTTGACGAAGTGTTGGAAAATCAGTTTCATACTATAGACATGGTTATCATTGAAAATCAAATCGGACCGATTGCTATTCGTATGAAAACAATTCAAGGTATGATTTCTCAGTATTTTATTATGCGCAATTATCAAATCAATATCGAGTTTGTAAATGCTTCAAATAAATTAAAGGCTTTACCAACAACAGAAAAAACAACCTATAAAGATAGGAAGAAGTTAGGCGTGCAAACATGTAGTGAAATAATTTCTTCGAATTCCAAGTTAGAAAACTGGAAATCATACTTTAAAGATCATAAAAAAAAAGATGATTTAGCGGATGCCTTATTACAAGGAGTCTGGTTTATTTCAACAGTGAAGTAATAAAAACTTAATCAATTCCAAGGTCACCATCAATAATATTGTCATCCATAAGGCGTTCTATTGGAGTTTTTTCACGTTTTATTATTTTTTTATTATTTTTACCATTTCTCTTTCGAGTATTTCTAAATATTTTTTTTCGGGTATTTCTAGAAATTTTCTTTTTATATTTCATTTTTTTCATGGATAAACGAACAGTCATATATATATATATAGTATATCAATTTATTTTTTATTAAAATTACTATTATTTATAATAACGCATTTCTATCAAAAAAGCAAAATAAGAAATGGTAAAATTATCAATATCCATGATATAATTTTTTACTTTTTGGAAAAGGATGAAATATATAATTATATATTCGTAATACTTAAAATTAATTCATCTAATCATTTCATAAGAGATGGATTCAGAAATTATCGATTTAGCAATGGAAGAAGATACATCATTTAGACAAAAATCAGTAAATTTTGGTTCTGGAATTGAATTATTGATGAATGAAAAAACAAAAAAAGAAAGTTCGGAATCAAGTGATATTCATTTAGACGATTTAAATAACTTGGAGGATGAACTCAATAATCTTACTTCAGATATTGACTCTGGAAATAATCAATTTTTTGAAGGGAAGAGCAACTTTTTTTCAAAGCAAATGCCATCCATGGAAAAGCCTTCTGTCAGTTTTTCAGAAGAGGGATTTGATAACAATATTGGAAAAGCAACAGCGGAAACGACTACAGATTCAAAGACCTGGGATGGTTATGGAAAATTTAATAATATTCCCATGAATCCAGACAAAGCGCCTCCTTCCGCACCTCAAATGTCCAAGGAAGAATTGTTGAGAGAAAAGTTCAAATATTTGCGCAAGTTGGAGGCTTTAGAGAAAAAAGGTATTACTCTAACAAAGCAGTACAATATGGAATCCAATTTAGCAGAAATGCAAGGTGAATATGAGATGATTATGGAAGAAAAAACCAAGCAAAACTCTATCAAGTTTCAAGGAAATATGTTGATGGCATGCATTAATGGTATTGAATTTTTGAATGAGCGCTTTGATCCATTTGATGTAAAGCTCGACGGCTGGAGCGAACAAGTTAATGAAAATATGAGTGATTATGATGATATTTTTGGCGAATTATTTGAAAAATACAAGAGCAGAGCTTCCATGGCACCTGAGCTAAAATTGCTTTTTCAATTGGGTGGAAGCGCAATGATGGTTCATATGACAAATACCATGTTCAAATCTGCTATGCCAGGTATGGATGATATTTTGCGTCAAAATCCGGATCTCATGCGTCAATTTCAAACAGCGGCCGTCAATTCCATGGGGCAAAGTAGTCCCGGATTTTCAGGATTCATGGGCAATATGATGGGTCAAGATTCGAATGGCCCGCCACCACCTATGGCCACACAGGGTCCAGGCGCTCCTGATTACGCTGTAAATCGCGGCGGAAATAACAACTTTGGTTCATCACGTCCAGATCTAAATATAGGCCGCAATATGAATGATGGAATTAATATAAGTGAAAGACCTTCTACAAGACCAGAAATGAAGGGTCCTAGCGATATTAGTGATATTCTATCAGGGTTAAAAACAAAAACCATTAATATTCAAGAGGCCAGTTCAGAAAATAACAATAGTACCATTAGTATTTCTGATTTGAAAGAATTGCAATCGGAAACAATTAATATACCAAAGAAAAGCAAGAGACGTCAAAAATCGGATAAAAATACAGTAAGTTTGGACATCTAATAAAATAAAATATTTTTATATAGTAATATGTCTTATGAAGAAATAGAAATGCAAGATCTTGGAGCAATTAGAGAACAAAATAGAGACATACAAAAATATGAAATTGGCGATACATTTAATACATGGTCTTATAGTGGATGGGATAATGAACACAATTGGAAAATACGTTTCAATAATAGTAAAATTATAGATGTAATGCGAAAAAATGATAGGTACGAGTATCTTTTAGACGGAGATATAACTTGGGGACCTGAAGGAACTGAAAATAAATACTGGCGTGAAACTCGATGGGTAGATCAAGATATTTTAGAAAAATATGCAACAATTAAGTCCAAAGGTGGAAAAAGATTAAAACGAAGAACAACAAAAAGACGAAAAGGTAAGAAAGATAGGAAAAGTCGAAGAAGAAAAAGTAGAAAATAATATTTTAATTTTATATAACTTTATTTTTATATAAAATTTGAATTTAATAGTGTAACGACCAAATATTTTTTAAAAAAATATAATAAATTATTATTACATGACAAAATATAATATAAAAATTTTAAAAACTCCTATGGTTGATTTTTTACCGCGCTTAAATTTACATCATGTAGTGATATTAAAGGAGAAAGAGAAAGAGAAATCATCTATTTATGCTATTGATTTTACGCCAATCGATCAACATAAAGTAGAAACATTAAAAAATTTACTTTCAGGAAAACATGTTCCAGCAGAAGTTCGTATTATACCCATTTTAACATCTTCATTTGATAATGAAGAAGCACTATTAAATGAATGGGAATTAAAAAGAGAGAAATCTAGAAAACCGATTGCACTACCCATATTGGACGGTTGGAAAAGTGATACCATTCACTTGTATAAACATAACTGCCAGCATTTTAGTAGATTTGTTCAGAATAAAATATTCAAATAAATTAATCATTACCATAAAAGCACATCTGCTAGCCAGCCTCTTGACCATTTTATATGTCTATCTTTTTCATGACGCATTTTATAAAGGCGTCTTCTCGTTTTTGCAAACTTGATACCCTGATTTTTCATAAATGTTGGATAATCATTCATCCCTGCAGCGCCTACACTCGCTATTTTTTTACCTTGTTTAAAAACATCGATTTTCTTTGTCTTATTGGTTGATGGTTTAACTGTTACTCCTATTTTTTTAGCTTGAGCTAATGTATATTTCGTAATTTTATACGACATCTCTTATTATAAAAAAAGATTTTTATTTGTATTTGTATTATATTTTATATAAAATTGTATAAATAGAAACACTGTTTATACAATAATGGCACTTCTATTTGATAAGGATTCTTTACAAATAAAACGAATCAAAAATAATAATTATGTAATGGAAGGCGAAATAAGAAATCTAAAGATTGACGCCAATGAGCTATTCTCTTTTCAAAAGTTTCCTATTTTGAAAGAATTATATAAAGATATTATTGATGAATTGCAAGTTACAAATATTCAAGAAGGTTCTGCATCGTATGGTATTATATTTCAACATTTTTTTAAAGACATGGGATTCCCTAGATTAAGCTTACAACTTGATGTTACAAGAACAAAAACAAATAATATGTTAGAATTCGTTTGTTCAAATGCTACGAATATAGTATCTAATTCTCAAGATTGTTTTATCCTGTCGTTTGAAACCTTTGCTATTCAAATTCATATATGTGAAGTTTCTATTAAAATTTGCATAGATATCGCAATCCATTATCCATTTGAAATAGAGCTGTTTATTGAAAAAATGGCAATACAAGTAATGCATAAAATGTTTCTTAGATTAAAACGATTTATAGAAATATAACTATAACTATAATAATAGTAATACAATGTTTTATGCCATTTTACAAATGGGTTTTATTCTCTTTTATGAATATTTTTTTTATACATGGAACAAGGAATCATTCGTAAGACGTGTTACGCAACAATTAGCAAAAAAAAATATGTTATATGTCAAAGTATTTCAGGCTATTTCATTTAATATTAATTTTATTGATGAAAGTTTAAATACAGAATTACTTACCTTTACAGATTGTGTTCCATATTGTGAAGAAGATATCGATTTTATTTTGCTTGAAAAAATAAAATTCATATATCATTTACGGTTTGATTCTTTTACGCCTATCAATGCGGGAATGATTTCTCTCGTATATAAAGCTGCAAAAGAGGATGGAACTTTTGCCATTTTGAAAGTGAAGAGAAAAAATATAGCAGCCAAGTTGGACGCAGCCATTGAGCAATTTGCATGGATCAGTTATATTAGTTCTCTCATACCTTTTCTAAAAAGAATGAATATCCCTTCTGTTATCGAAAAAACATTGATGCATATGAAAGAACAGATAAATTTTTTCCAGGAAATACAGAATACGAGAGAAATGAAAGAAAAATGCAAACATCTCGATTATGTTTGCATTCCAGAAGTCTATCCAAATATTACGCAAAAGTTTCCAGATATCATTCTAATGGAATATATTGATGGAAAACATATTCGTGAGATTGATGAAGAAGACTATGAAATCTATTCCAAACAAGTCATTAAATATGGGTTTGTTAGTGCATTTATTATAGGCTTTATTCATGCAGACATGCATAGTGGAAATATTTTGTTTATCAAAGAAGATGGTAAAGATGGTTATGTCTATAAAATTGCTCCCATTGATTTTGGTCTTGTAACAACAATAAGTGATTTAACGAAAAAACTATTGACAAATATTGTATTTGAATTATTTACAGGTGATCCAGATATATCAGCTAGAAAAGCGATCGATACACTATTTGATCCACCCGATTTAAAAAATCACATACCGAATCATTTATATGAAAAATTTGTTACAATTATTAGTACTATTATTAAAGAAACAATTGACATAAAAAAGGGAGTTAGCCAAGTTCTACTCTATAATTTTTTTATTCAATTCAATGATTTTCTAGCCAATGAAGATTTAAAGAAATATGATATAAAAATTAATGAGGATTTTTCAAAAATGCAAACTGCAATAACCATGTCCAATGGTATAAGTATGATATTGTGCAAAGAGAATTTTCTTGAACTTGTGAATTCAGTGATCAATGATCTGCTTCATGTATCACTATTAGCTCCAGATGAATAAATTTCAACATGTAAATACAGGTTGAAATTCATTAATCTTCTTTTATAGTCACTTCTTTGGCAATATTTTTTATTATTTTATTAGTGCAATGTTCAGCATCGTCATCATTCGTTAGACCAGTCATCGATTCACCAACTATTTTCAAAAACTTTTCACTCTTTATCGATTCACTGTCATTGTATTCGGGATTCTCTTGTTGCCATGCATTTATTTGTTTCTGATTTTTATGAGCCACATGTTTGATCATTTTTGATAATTTTATTTTGGATTCATCTTTTTCCCATACATTCTCGTCTTTCACATACATGGTTTCTCTCTTTAAATCACTACAATGAATGGGTCGTTTGCAAACGTCCAAGTCTTTTAATCCATTCGCCACAATATGGCTAATGCCTTTTACATAACCAAGTTCTCCCACTCTTTCCAGATCAGAGAGTTGAACCTGCAATGTACTTACAAAATCCATGATGTTCATGGCATCTTTGCATTGTTCATTCAAGAAAAAATTTAGATTGAATTTATTTTTATTAGTTACATTATGAGAGTTTGTTGTATTTCCAATTCCATTTTTGAACAATTCAAGCATTTGCTCATTTTGGTTTTTCAACATTTCTTTGAACAAATCTACTAAGACTTCGCATGACAATGTATTATTACTTTCTTTTTTTATTTCTTCGTCTTTTTCTTTTTTTTTATTTTATTTTTTTTTTTTTTTTCTATTTTTTTTTTTTTTTTTTTTTTTTTTTTTTGTTTTTTTCTTTTTTTTTTTCTTCTTCTTTTTCCTCGTTTTTTTCTTCTTCTTTTTCATAAACGCATTTCTGTCTATGATTCCACAAACTAGATTGATGTTTATATTTTTTTCCACAATGACACAAAAAATCATGCGGAACTTTTTCAATAAATGAACATTTTTCACTCGATATATTTGTAGTATTCTTCGTCGAAATGTGTTTCAGTGTTAAATTATGCCTATCATACTGACTTTTTCTTGTCGTAATATAGTCACAGAATTCGCAATGAAATTTTTTGGAACTTTTGGAACCAAAATTCTTCGTCATTCTTCGTATATATAGACGAAGAGAAAAGTTCCTAAATTGGTTTTCCAAAAAATGTTTAAAAATTAACAATCACAAACTTTTTGCAAGAATTTCATTTTGAGAGCATTATGCTCTTGTACATATTTTGCATGTTTTTTCTTCCAAAAGTAAATTCGACTTTTCAAAATTGGACAAAAAAAATGTCCAAAAACGACTTTTCCAAATTGACTTTGGGATTTTTTGTTCATTTATTGACATAGACTGAAAACCCGGGTTTTTGAATATAATTTTTATTTCGGCATCATTTATCATTTTGCATTTCATATAGTGCTTTTTTTTCAGTTGGATGCACTTTGCGTCTTTTAAAACACCATAGAATAGTAATTGGAATCATACCTAATACATATCTTTGCGATGGAGTATCTTTATCCTGAGCTGGTCGAACTTTCATATTATATATCTTAGATATAAAATTGAACTAGAAATCAATTTTATATATAAATTACATAGTGTAAGAAAACCATGACTACTGAAGCACCCAAGAAAATCATTATCTTTATCGATGGAAGCTATTTGTGTTTTCATCGATACTATTCCATTGTCCGTTGGTGGAAAAGCGGGTTTCCCGAGCAGCAAGACGTTCTCTTGAATCCGTACGAGAATCAAGAATTCCGCGAAAAATTCGCCAAAACTTTTGTCCAAACTGTAAAAGATATTCCAAAGAAATTGGGCTTAAAGAAGAATCTGCCCAATGTTACAATGATTGTTGGAAAAGATTGCAAGCGCGAAGAGATTTGGCGTAACCAACATGTAGAGAATTACAAGGCGAATAGAAAGAATGGACCGGAAGATGGATTTATGGGCGGCGCGTTCTTTAAGTCCGTTTATGAAAATAATCTATTTTCGGAAGCAGGTGTAAAAACAACACTTTCCTATGATAAGCTGGAAGCGGACGATTGTATTGCGCTCGCTGCAAAGCATCTTACGAATAATCCAGATATTGATAAGATTTACATCATTACTAGCGATATGGACTATTTGCAGCTACATTGCGAAAAGATTCAGATTTTTGATCTTGCTTTCAATAATATTGCTGAAAAGAAGAGCAGTTTTGGTGATGCAGAAACCAATTTATTTTGTAAGATTGTTATGGGCGATACAAGCGATAATATTCCGTCTATTTTCAAGAAATGTGGGCCAAAAACCGCGCTGAAATGCTGGCAAGATACCAAGTATTTTGAACAGCGAGTAAAAAAAGAGGATGCTGGTTTGAAATTTGAAAAGAATAGAACGATTATCGATTTTAATTGCATTCCGGTACCGCTTGTCGAAGGATTCTTTGCGAAATATTTGGAAGAACTCAATTCACTATAGGTATAAAATATTATCCACTTTTGACATTCTTTGATTCACTTGAGGATTTATTTTACTTGGATTATCATACATTTTTTGTAAGAAATTGAATAACCCCGACGTAGAATCGTAATTCACGATAAATTTGGGAAGTTCATTTTGAGAAACAGCAATATAATTATCATTTTTATCTGTGGTGATATTTGCATCAAATTTCACATAAGTCAATGTTTTATCATTAAAAATTTGTATAAGATTTGCGGGGTTCCAAAGTATTTTACTTTCATAAAAGGGAACAGTCCCTGCCGTCAAAAAAATACTTTGTGATTGCGGCAGACTGAATATTGTACCATCATTGCTATTGTATTGATTATAAACTTCAAGTAATTTTGACGTATTTAATATTGAATTTTTTGTAAAGATGAGATTATATACTCCGTATAAAAATCCGTTAATAGAACCATTTAATTGTAATGCATTTGAATATGCCGCAGAAATAGTTTGAAAAGGACTTACGCTAAGATAATTTTTATTTGTTACCAAGATTCCATTTTGCGACATAAATTCTAAAGTAAATAAAATATCATAAAAGGGATAGATTTTATAACTATATCCAATTTTATTTACCAAATTATTAAAGACTTTATTACTAGTTGCAGTAAAATCAATAGGGTGAATTAATGAAACAAATGCTGGCACAGTTCCAAAAATATCAGTCATATAATTATTAATATCAGTTAAATAAATACAAGAAGTCGTATTCCCTATGAAAGCTTTATTTATAGTAGTTATATATTTTGTTTCTATCAATGCAGTATCCGCTAAAAGATAGACAAATGAGTTTTGCGGTATAACTATTATTTGTCTAGGATTTGATAAATCATAGACAGTTATAGCAAGATTTTGCAATAAACTATTTTGTTTTTTGATAGTATCCAAATAGCTATTAAAAAAGATGGTATTACTAGAAGATTCATCTTTTAATACAATAATATTTTTTAATCTATAGTCTTCTATTACCATAAAACTAGACATCACCGCATTTGTCAAATAGTAACCATATGTAAAAACATTAGATAGTTGTTGAAATACTAATGATGTTGCAGAAACCGATAATGAGAATATGTTTTCATTATTTTTTTTGAGAAATTGATAACATTCGAAAAGAATACTTGATGTTTCCGAAACTGTTACGCGATTTCCAGTTGGATATTTTTTAATAAAATCTGTCAATGCATCATCTGTTTTTTTAATTATACCATCAACAATATATTCTTCATATACAACCTTTGATCCTGGAAATTCGCTTTGAACTAATGTTAATGTTTCTTGAAGACCTGCAATATAATTTTCTTGTTTGAATAGTAAAGCTACGTATAAAGTTTGTGATGTTAATTGCTGTACTGCTATTGTTACAGCAGTTTCCTGAGACATACTTTGTGCTTCTTTTAAAGCTAATTGATTTGCGTCGGCTTGTGAAATAGTCGAAGTTGCTGAAGCAGACGATGATGCAGATGCACTAGCCGTAGCAGTTGAAGTGGCCGTTCCATAAAATACCGAAGGCATTATTATACCTTTTACTATTATTATTAATTATACATAAATAATGAAGTACTTCATTATTTATTCTAAATATTTTAAACGAATTTATGAATATAACTGTCAATTATGTATTTTTTTAGAATCTTCTATAAAATCGGCGTGTTGTATTTTGAGGTTGTTTTTTTGTCTTTAATTTTGCATTTGCATCAGGTGCAACAAAATTACCACGTGAAAACTCATTGGGTTGATATTGAATGCCAAATAGCTGCGCATAAGCTTGACGAATTTTTTCATATCTGGATTGACAAGCTAACACAGCTTTCTCTCCCATAGGTATCTCTTTCCCTGGATATAATTCTAAATCGATGACAATATAATAAGTCAGCTTGGAATCACCTGTACTAATATTATTATATAAGGCATTCATATTATTGACATCTACATATAAATTTTTATTGGGTACAGATAATGCTATTTTTGGAGCACCGCCTCTGTATGTAACATTTGGATATGGAGAAGCTTGCGAAGCAGACGCAGATCGTAAAGGAGGAGCAGAAGGACCACGCGATGCACTGCGAAATCTATCTTTTTCTCTTTTTGCTTCTCGTTGTCCTACAATTTTTCGTTGTGTTGTTTTTTCCGAAAGCATTTTTTCAAATGCTTCTGCGCCATTTTCCAATACAGTTCGTATTCTATTATTTCTATAATACCAATTTTGTGAATTTTGTAAAGGAGGATTTTTTAATAGAATCTTTGAACGCCAACAACCTTTAAATAATAAATAAAGTATATATTGAGGTAATTCGTTCCTCTCAAAAACACATTGTTTTACCTTTGTATTATAAGCCACTTGATAATTTTTTATTGGATCTTCCCATGTTCCGAATTGAATTAATATAACATAATGAGTAAAATCATTAGCAGTATCCAAATTTTTCTTGGTTTCACCACATACAATAGAATAAAAACTACTATCTATATTAATAATGTCTTCCCTACTGATGTTACGCGCAATTGTATGATCTTCTAACAAAATAGTATAAGAATATTCATCTCCAGATATTTTATTTTTACCTATAATAGTACCTTTATATTCGATCCCACTATGTTCAAAATGTACAATTTGTCCAGAATTTAAATTTTTTTTATCTATTGGAATAGTTTCTGCCGCTATTGTTATCATTTTTACTTTGAATACAGATTCAATAATTTGAACAGTTTTTTGATCGCCGCAATATTTTCCTCCATTTTTTGGTTCCAATCGAATAGCAGCTTTTACTTTAATTATATCATTCCCTATAAATTCATTATTTTCATCAAATAAAAAATTGTATGGTATGCGGTCCGGATCATCGATTGGATAACCAATATATCGTTCTGCAATCTCCCATTCTATAAGATTAGTGATAGTAATATGATCTGCCACAGCGTTTCTGAGAGAACCAGCTGTATATAATCCATTTTCAGAATATTTATTATTTGTAATTTTATCTTCTTTTAACAATCCTGTATTGAATGCAATACTAATACTTGTAAATAAACTATTACATATATCATAAGGATCGCCATATAATTTCCATTGTTCTAATAGTTCTTCCAGCGCTTCTTCTGAAATATTAGGAAGAAGACCATCATTTATACCATCTTCATAAGTTGTCAATAATTCTCGGCGAAATTCGTCAGTACCATTTGGATCATATTTTGATTGCATAATATCTGTAGTATTAGTTGTAGTTGGTACTCCCATAATACCAAGACATTGTTGAAGCATTCCAAGGGAAGAAATTTGTGGAATCAATAAATCAACACTATCAGTATATTTTTTTTGCAAATTTATCATATCTGTTGCATACTTTAGTTTTTTTTGAGTTTCTGTATCTAATCGTGTATTATTTAATGCAATTAACGATGCTAAAGTATCAGCCGTTGGATAAGTACCAAATAAAAACATTGAAACCTCTGTTGCATCTGTAGCCTCTAACATAGAAAAAATTGACATATCTGCATATAATAAACTATCATACGTTTGATAGCCAGAAGTTCCATATATTTCTAGTGATGTATTATTAATATTTTTTTTACATGTTAAAAATGCAATTTCACGAGCAAATACAATGGTTGATACACGCGAATATAAAGTAATAAAATCATAAGATGTTACAATACCAGATTGAATAGGTAAATAATCATTAGACATTTTTTTAATTAGTGTGGTATGCGCTGATTCAAAGAAAAGGGGCGTTTGTGTTTCCATAGGAACAGTTTGCGCTTTCAAAATAATATCAAATGCATTTCTTTCTGCTGAAGAATAATCTAATTTAAATCTATTCATTTTTATATTTGTATTTCCAATACTAGACATCGTTTTACGCCGAATTATTTCCAAAAAACGCGCACTCTTATACTGTATAGGATCCCACACGTATAATTCAAAAGTTTCACTCATTAATATAATATTCAATATAGAAATATTACATTCAAGTAACTGAATCCTTAATAAATCAGGATATTGATAATTTTTTGTCATTTCTTCTTTGCTATTATAGGTATTTTTCAAAAATTTGGATGTTATAATTTCTCTATTTTTTAGTGTTAATTTAATTGTTGATATGTAAGAACCTATAGTAAGATCTTTCAAAATAAATTGATAACAATTTATATCAAATTGAAAAAGCAAATCTATTAATTCTATTTGAAATGCATTACCTGATTTTAGCGCTTGTTGTTTTTTGACTTGATAAAGATTAGTATAAAAATTTGCCAATGCAGAAATATATTGCATCATATTTTCTAGTCTTTCCAATAAACATCTCAATGATAATAAATTTAATTGATAAAATATTTTTTTCTCTTCTATCCAGCTAGAAAGAATAGTTGAAAATTCTTTTTTAAGTGTAGGTGTTTGCAAAATATACTCAATAGAATATCTTTTTTTCTTATATTGATTTACCAACTCTTTCAAACTTTTTGCTGTTTGATCTAGCTGCAATTTTTGTGCCATGACACTTTTATCTTTTAAAGAATCGGGTATTACAACTTTGGCGCCAGCAGATTGAATAGGAGTTGCAACAGTAATGGTAGGTAATTTTGTTCCTAATACCTTTGTGAATTGGTCACTTGACTCTTTATATACATTTGCTGCTTTTTTCAAATTATCATAAAATGGTTCTAATAACTGAGGATTCAGTTGAATATCTTTGTCATAATTCTCTGAAATATTGTATAAAATAGACAATGCAATGGGATCACTTGGAATATCTCTTATTGTACTATCAACATTGATAGAAGATTGTTCTACAAAATCGCGTCCAATAAGCGCTTGAAAACTAGAAGGAATATAAGTTGCCAATTGTTGCAAAAATGTTTTTTTCTTAGGATCAGCAACTTGTGCCTCCGCTGTTCGCGTATCTTCAAAATGCGAAGATGCTTCCTGCGTAGAATAACCATTCAAAATTTGAGGCGGGTATTTCTTTTTGAATTCAGCTAATTGTTTATCTGCTTCTTGCTGTTGAAAATTACGACCTTGTCCATAACCTTGTCCGTAACCTTGTGATACAAACGATCCAAGGCGCATACCATAAGGAGAATATAAAAGGCGGTTCTCAAATTTTTTGGTATCAATTCGCCAATCGCCCTTCAACCATTCATAACTAAAAATAGTGAAGGGTTGGCCTCGAATATAAAAAAGATTATTGGGTGCAAAAAGAGTTTGCAACATGATATCAATATTTGTATCTACAAACCCATTTTCGGTTGCTTGGACTAAATCAACTTTTTTTTGTGTTGTAGAAGATATGGTTCGTTTTATTAATCCAGAAAATTCGGTTTTATTGAAAAATTGAGTATAGATATCTGTTTTTGGATAATTAGCAGGAATTGCTTTGACAACGGATGAATTTAATTTTACTAAAGGATCAAAATAAACCGAATCACTTTTTAAAGCAGGAATTGTCATATTTGGACTGTATTTTATTTTGGGATATCCTCTAATTCTGGTATTGATAAATATTGTTAATGTATTGGGTATAACTAATGGAGCTAATATTTGTGCTCTTGTTTGTGCTGTTGTTTGTGCTGTTGTTTGTGCTGTTGTTTGTGCTGTTGTTGATGACTTAGGTATATTTAACATAGTAGTATTATTCGACATTGTAGTATTATTATACATTAAGAATATTATTCAGTTATTTGTGCTTACGTATATTTATCTAGAACAGTATATTGAAATTGTGAAAAGGCTTCCTTTTGTTTTTTTCGCTGTTTCTCTCGTTTGGCTTTCTCTAAAGTCATAATTGCAGTATTTAATTCAGTGTCACTCACTAGACCATCACCATTGGTATCGGATATTTTGTGTAAAATACGATAATTATGCGGAACAATGCAGTAATTACTTTCTTCATTGAATAAGTGATCTGATAAAATGACAAATACCGCGGTCAAAACAAGCGCAACATAGATATCACGAGTACCCATCCATGCCATAGCAAAAATAAGAATTTGTCGTGTCAAAGATGATTTAAAATATTCTTCTGTAGATTTACTAAATTGAATCGAGACTACTTTTGACCCGACGTTCAACAAAATCATAACAATTCCTGCAAAAAATTTGCTACTATTTAAAAACCCTATATGATCATGAATATAACCCAATGGATTTGAAAAGAAATTATTGTTCATCCCAGTTTGAACATTGGCTGCCATAGGAACACCAAAGGGTCCAGGAACAGTTGTCTGTTTTAAAGTTTTTTCTTTTTTTGGCATATATATAGACGATAAAATAATTGTTTTCTATATAATTCCAAATTTTGATAATATTACACGTATCTTTTTTGAAAATCCATCATATGTTTTTTCTGTATAGACACGCCAAGATCTTATATACGGACGATACACCGTTTGCAAACCAGGGGTAAAAGGTTCTTTTAAAGAACCTACAAGTGTAAAAGATTCTTTATACATAAAAATAATAAAGAAAAATACCATAAAAATGATAACTATTTTTTTGTTTGACATACATATTATAAACAAAAAAATCAATTTTCAGCTGCAGAATAAGGATTCTTAAATGCATTGCCATCGGGCCAGTTAGATTGAGGTTCATAGTCTTTATTCAGACCCGTCTGAACACCCATATCAGATCCAATCATCTTTGATGATTTGGGTCGCACCATTTCTTCTGCTCTAAGAACATTTTGATAATTGTTTCCTGTCATCTTTTTTTTATTAGCATGTTTTTCAACTTTTGCTGGTTGTGAAGGCTGAATAGCTCCTGCTTTCGACTGCATAGGATTCATTGGAACATAATCTGTATCATTTTGTGGAATGGGTGCTTCCCTTCTTTTAGGAACATAATAAACATGTTTTTGTAAATGATTTTGTTGATCAAATAGTTGATTGATATTAGTAAAAGATTCTTTAAATCCAAAAAGATACATGGCTGCAACTACAGATAATAAACCTAACCATATATTGCAATAAGTAATTGAAATAATAAAGAAAACAATGAGCGCTCTTCCTAAATAAGATTGCTGTACATTCATATTCAATGAAAATAATAGTAAGAGAATAATGATAATAACGGCTGCAACAAGTTTTTTGGAAAACATGGTATATAAATTTATCTAGATTATATTTTTTATAAAATAATAGATTTTACAAGGTTTTGCTGTTGTTTTTATATTCTATTCTTTCTTCCTTGTCTAAAAAATAATTAGATGTTAAAGTCCAAGTTTTTAAATTATTATCTTATTTTTTTATAAGAGATGTCTTTAGCAATGTATGCAGCACCATTTGATAATGATATAAATGAAATAAATACATCGGATCAAATTAGTAAAAAAAGAGCTGCAAATCATCATAACAAAACGCAAAAAAATTATTCAAAAGAAGGCTATTCTGAAAAGGTAAATTCTGTCTTGCAAAGCATTAATAATTTACCGGATAATGAAGGGGACTCTTTGGGAGATTTTCAACCTATTCCGCCACCCATGTCGGCCGGCGTTGAACAGACGCGATTAAGGGATTCTATTCAAGGAACAAATTTTCAACAAGAAAAATCCATGTTCTCTTCAAACGTAAGCACATCACAGCACGCAATGCCTGCCAATATTTCCATGGCCGATGTAGAAATGCAAAAACGCTTTATACCCAATTATGAGACCATTTATAAGGATCAACCACAAAATAATCCTATTAACCCGACTAATCCTAACAATGTTTCTTTTTATAACACGCAGCCAATGACTACAAATGAATCTGTTCTCATAGAGAAACTCAATTATATGATTCACTTGTTAGAAGAACAACAAGATGAACGCACCAACAATGTGACAGAAGAAGTCATTCTATACTGCTTTTTAGGCGTATTTATTATTTTCATTGTCGATTCCTTTGCTCGCGTTTCAAAATATACTCGATAGAAGAGAAAAAAGAAAAGAAAATCCAAAAAATCAAATCATAAAATTATCAATACTTTATTTTTATGCACTGTAGGATGAGCATAGTTATAAAAAAAATAGGCAGCTGGCACGACAGATGAAGGCCATGTTTTTTGTTTTAAATTGGCAATAATGCAATCATTATCTCCAATATCTTCTACTACCAGATGATGATATACATTTTCATTTCTAGATTTCAAACAGATTTCAGAAAGCGCTTGTTTGAATCCATGTATAAAAATACTTTGGTTATTGTTATTAGAAAAAACAGATGCAAAGCAAATCAGTGCTTCCTCTCCCTTTTTGATTTCGGTACAAGATTTCTTAAAAAAATAGGCACCGACCACTCCAGCCTTATCTTCTAAAAGTAAATAAATAAAAATATTATTGGACTTCATAAGCGCCATTATATTACCAGGATCTGCCATTATACTGACATCAAATTTTTGTGTCGAATCGCGCAAAAAATCGTATAAATGATGCATATTGCTGGTTCCGCATTCTATCAGAGAGTAAGGTGCCAACAAATCGGATGGTTTCGACCAATTTTTCATGGAAAATATGGGCATCCCGAAGACACATAAAGGCACAATTCCTGTTAATTGACCTTCTCTCTTGAAAAGACTGACTTGAATTTCTCTATTTAGAATGCGCTGATTATAATGATGTGTTGCAATAATCTGTGGTGCTATTCCTTTCTTCCTTTTCAAAGGATCCACGCATAAATAATCCACATAATAAGCATCAAAACGACTCGTAGTGCCTTTTTTTAAGCGGACATGAACCGGTCTAGTTGTCATGACAGCAATAGGTTTCTCGGTATTGATAATATCTCCTGTTTTTCCATCATGCAAAACCAACGATTCTTTATAGAAAGAGAGAAAAGAGGCACTATTATGTCCTTCAAAGTAGGGTATAATATTTGATTCTTTTGGTGAAAATTGGTTATCGTTATTGCGTAAATAATATTTATTGATAAATCGGATGAAACGGGTTTGATCCAATGGCTTTACATTTTTTCCAAAAGTGAGCGTTTCTATCTCTTTAAAATTAGTATATCGCGTTTTTTCTGGTAAAGATTTGTTAATAATACCAGAATAAAACAAGTAATAACTTATATCATACACATGAAAGACTGGTTGATCTGCCCAGAATCGAAAGCGGAATTTTATAATAAGGACAATGAATAAAATAATAGTTATCATTATAAATAATATGATTGTTAGTAAATTCATATTATTTTTAGAGAAGTTTAAATCTGCTTTTTACCTCTTTAATTACTAATGTTTTTTTAAATTATATTATAATATAAATATAAATATGCCAAGGCTGCTTCCAACACAAAAATTAGGAAAGGAGCTTCAGGTACATAAATCGGAATATTTAAAAATTCCTTCAGGTATAAAAATTAAGTGTAGTAGTACTAATTGGAAGGATACATATGATTTTGATTTCGAACCAGGAGAAACATTACCCAATTGGGATCAAGATATACATTATGCAAATCAGATTACAACATCGAGTAGCGGTGATAAAATACTTATGCTCTTGATTGAACGTTCAGGTATGAATGACGCAATTGCATTTTTATTTAAAGATATTCATGGTTATTATGAAGAAATTAACCAAGAACTTGCATTTTCTTCATTAAGAAATCATTTTTATACAAATTTAGATGCTCCTCTTAGAAAATATTTTGGCGTAGCTCAGGAGGAAGTAAGTATGATTATGGTTTCAAGATTTGCAATTCAGGGTATATCAATTCAAGGTAATCCCTTAGACTATAAAACGATACAGACTGAATTAGCGGCAAATGAAATAAAACCTATAATGTGTGCAGTTTCATTTACAGATAATGATGCAGGTAGAGAAGCAGAAGCAGCTGCGGCAGAAACAGCGCCAATAGAAGCAGCCGCACGTGAAGAAGCAATAAGAAAAGCAGCAGCACTTGAAGCAGCACGTGAAGCAGCAGCAGCATCAGTTGGAAGAAGAAGCAGTGTTACTTCAGCACGTGGTACAAAAAGAGGTACTGATGCTATTCCTGCTCCTGCTGATGATCCTGAATTGGCAGCTTATCGTGCTGCTTATGCTGATGTTTATGCAGCTTCTTCCGCAACTGCTTATGCAGCTTCTTCCGCAACTGCTCGTGCAGCTTCTTCCGCAACTACTAGTAAAGGAAATAAGAAATCGCGAAAAGACATAGGCGGTAAAAGAAGAAAAGGAAAAAAGACAAAAAGAAAAACAATAAGAAAAAGAAAAACAATAAGAAAAAGAAAAACGATGAAAAAAAGGAAAAGAACAAGAAGATAAAAAATAATATGACAATTACCGTATTATTTTTTACAAGTATTTATTACAAGTTTTTATTTTTGAAAGGTTCGTTTCGATTCACTAAAATCCAAAAAGGTTTCTGTTAAAACACCTTCCGCCATAATAACACTGTGGCAATCTAACTCAAAATGATAGTATTCAATAGTTTCATTAGTATCCTCTTGAACAATAGTTTCGCCATTGACTATGCTGCCAGCAACAACCATTTTTTCATCAAGAATCATACGATGGCCGGGTGAAACAAACAAATCATTTAAAGGAAGATTTTCACCTAGAGAACCTGCTTTAAAACAAACCGGTAAATCAGAAGCATCGCCCTCTGCAAAAAATTTACTAATCCAAGTAATAGGTTTTGACTGAATCATTTTACTAAATTGTACGTCTGAATTATCTATGATCGACCCATAACTGACAACAGTGTCGCCAACTTTCAAGTCCTCAACATTTACGTAACCATTCTCTGTTAGAATCTTGGTTCCTTTCAAAAAGCAAAGAGTTAGAGGAGTAATAGTATTATCAATCAATATTACATTTGCAAGTGAATATAAATTGCCACCTAATGTTGTGCTCGTAGTTAATGTAATACCAGTTCCGGCAATATAGATGCCAGGCATTCTTAGATTTACTCCGCTATCTTCAATTGTAACAGGAGTATACCAAAAAATATCTTCACGATTAATACTTGTCCGCGTAGCAACAAACCCTGTATCAAAAATGATATTTTTAGGAATAACTGCGGCAGGATCCGTGTAGATAGCAATTTGCCCAGGACCCTTAAATGTAACAGCTGTATTTAAAACCAAAGCTCCAGCTCCGGTATATTTATATGCAACAGCTTGACCAGCATTTATCGAACTAAATCCTCCAACTGGAATAGTTGTAAATGGTATAATATTCGTTAATGATTTTATAGCACCTATTAAAGTTGCAGAAGTAGTATCACTAGTTGTTCCTAACTGAGTTATTGCTAATGTTGATGATGCTGTACTACCCGTGACCCCAACACCAGTAAAGGTTCCGGTAATACTAGTTCCAGGATAAACTCCATAAAATGGAGGATCAAGACTCGTTGCTGATGCATTTATTAATGTACCAGCAGTTCCACCGCTGGTAATAGAAGTTTGAGCAAGGATAGCATATGTACTAAGCGGATAGTAAGAAGAAAAATTAATCGAAGTCATCCTCTATATTATAAAAAAAAGATAATATAAAGCACAAATTTTTTAATTCTTTTTCTAAATAAATTATATTTTATATGTATGTATTATTGAAAACCTAATTTAGAATTATCAAATTCAAAAAAAGTTTCTGTTAAAACACCTTCCGCCATAATAACACTATGGCAATCCAATTCAAAGTGATAGTATTCGATAGTTCCATTCATATCTTCTTGTACAATAGTTTCGCCATTCACTAGATCTTTTGCAACGTGCATTTTACCGTCGAGAATCATACGGTGGCCCGGGGATACAAACAAATCATTTTCGGGAAGATTTTCACCTAAAGAACCAGCTTTGAAACAGATTGGCAAAGTAGAAGCATCATGTTTAGAAGAAACAAATTTGCCAATCCATCTAATAGGACTAGTTTGAATCTTTTCATTCAAAACAACTTCGGAATTATCTATAATCAATCCATAAATAATGACATTATCTTCAATTTTTAACTCTTCAATAGGAAAATATCCACGGTCGGTAAGAATCTTGGTTCCTTTTAAAAAACAAAGAGGATTAGTTTCGGGGTTAATTATATTGCTAGTTAAAACTATGTCACTAGATTGAGCGTATAAATTGCCATTAATAACAGATCCTGAATTATTTATAGTAATCGCACTGCCTGAAATAAATATTCCTGATAAACCACTACCTAGAACACTAGATCTGTTTAAATCTGAAATGGCAGAGTTTGTCCCGCTTGCATACCAATAAATATTGGATGCTAAAGCTCCATTTATTAGGCTCATTGTAAAATTTAAAAAAAGAATGCCAGCCGATCCGGTTGTTGCTTCATCTGCATAAATATAAAAATTTCCTGGACCGTCAAAGGTAAGTGTTGGTCCCGCATTATTAGTAACTCCAACTTGATTAAAAGGAGTCCCGGTTGGTGCAGAAAATATATAATTCCCTGAATTTACAATTGTCGAAGTGAAAGTTATATTACTAGTTATTGAAGCTGGAATTGTATTAGGATAACTCAAATTACTAATAGCTGTAGTTAATAAACCTAGTTCGGTTTGCGCTTGTGCAGCATTATTATTATTTAGTGTTGCTCCTATAACATCAATTATTCCTGTAGATATTAGACTTGAACCATATAATGGTGTTGGTGTAGCTGTAGTAACAGTTGTAGTACCTATAGTAGTAATTGGGTTGGTTGCAAGAATAACGTATTGTTTCAAAGTTGAATAAGAAGCTAAAGTTGCCATTTCTTTATATTATAAAAAATATAATATATTATAAAAAATATAAAATAAATTACAAAAAAAAATAATATTTTTTTAGCTAGGTTTCACCAAAATAAATAATTTCTGATATTCATATCCGCTCTTAATCATGTCAATTTCTCCCTGCATAATAAATCCGACTTCCCGAGCCAATGTCAAAATTCGATCCTCCGATTCCATATATAACACATGCTCATTGCGTCTAAACGGTTTCCCAGTTTCACGATTTGAGAATTTCTCTATAAATTTCGCTGTATCAGAACCTTCCGGCAAATCAAAATTAGACTTGTAAATGAAATCATCAAATGTTACCTTGGATTCTGTGATGCGTTTGTCGGCATAACGCTGTCCAGATAAAAGGAGTAATGGATTCGCTGGCGGAATAACAGGATCAAACATGTCTCTATTCACAATGTGAATCACGAGAGCACCACCGGGCTTGAGCCAATACATACAATTCTTGAAAAAAGTGAGCTTATCTGGAAAATAATAAAGAGTAAAATACATGCATAAAATATGAGTAAAACTATTTGCCCTAAACTGCATTGCCTTTAGAACATCACCTTGAATAAAATTGTAATCCGGATAATATTCTTTAGCTTGTCTTATCATAGCATGGCTAATATCAATGCCGACTGCAGGAATATGCTGTGCTTCCAACGCCGCAACGTGATGACCTGTTCCACACCCAACATCTAAAATAATACTCTCCGACGTAGGTTGTGTTTTTTCAATAATCTTGCCGATTTCATAGTTATCCTTGATGTTACTGAATACCAATTGATCATAGATGCTGGAATAAAAATCATCATATACATCTACTCCTTGTTTAAAAATAAATGAATCATTTTGTTGATAACCTTCCTTCTTGTCATTTTTTTTGAAAGTTACTACAACGATTAGAACAATGACAATAAGTATCAATATCTTTGCCCAAAAAGATAGTTTATGATAAAAATTAATTATGGGTTTGAAGAATTGTTTCATAATATATATATGTTGTTGTTATTTTTTTTTAGTATTGATTTTATTATATACAAAAAATGGATGTCACAGAAATTAATGATATAAGAGAACAAAAAGAGTTTAAGGGAATTACCTTTTCTGAATACAAAAAAACAGACGCCAGAAAAGAATTACTAAATAATTTGATTCAATCTAAAATAGAACCTGCGTGTTATTGGTCAGCAGAATTTATATGTGCCGGACATTATAGTGATTTATGGGAAATTATCTTATTTTTTTATAGCAAATACATTCATTTAGGAAATCCTAAAATGGCAATTTATTTAGAAATGCGAATCAATCATTTTAAAGATATTATTCGCAATGGATATGCGCAACATGAAATTCGCATGAGAAATAATGAAAAAATCCGAAAATTATTCTGTGAGATCATTATTATTTTATGTCATGCAAAAAGAAAACATAGTTTTCAAGAAATAAAAGTGAAAATAGAAGATTTTGATCTAACACAAATTTCAGATAAATTAAAGGCACCCAATGTTTTATATGGACAAGATAGTATGCAAGACGAAGACCCCAAAGAATTTTTTATCGCGATCAACGAACTTGCTTACCATATAAGCGAAGACGGAAAGAATACATTGTCTGCGTGTTATTGGATAGAGTGGATTATTGAATTTGAAAAAATTTGCAAAGCGAAAAAGGAAAAATGTCGATGTGCTCGCCGTGATAAAATGCCAGTAGATTCAATCTATCAAATGGATATTGTTTGGCTTATTTGGGATACATTTATCAAAGAAGCAGAAAAGAAACAACATCCTCTTATCAAAAAAATTATGGATTCGCTACTTCGACTTTTTACATTGAAATATTCTTCTGGTATTTTTAAGAAAAGAAAGTATATCATGTATTATGCAATCTCTTTGCTAACAGAAAATGTTTATTTAGAAGAGGAGATTATTAAAAGTAAAGAACAAGTTGGTGGAATTATCTCAAAAATAGATATTATTTATAAACAAATTAAGAAAAATGAAAAAAGTCCCAAAATGGATTATTTATTTGAAGGCGCAAAAAAAAGCAATGTTGATAAAACTATTGAAAAGTTGGAAAAGATGAACCAATTCGGCGAAACCTTTGTTCCAAGACTATAACATTACAAGTATAATATTTATATATTATAAAGCGATGCCGACAAGATCCGTTAAAAAGTTGAAAACAAAGACTAGAAAAAATAGAGGATCAAAGATAAAGTCCATGTCGTTTGAAAAAGATATGATTCTTACTTTTTTGTGCATGTTAAATACAGTAAAATTATATCATTGGAAAACACGCAGTTATGCTACGCACAAAGCGACTGATAAATTGTATTCTCATTTGAATGATTCGATAGATAAATTTGTAGAAATAATGCTGGGAAAATATGGAGATCGTGTCAATCTAACGAATGTAAAATCTATTCCTCTCTGTGATTTTACAAGTGAAGAAGAATTTAAAGAAGAAATTATGCGATATAAAAAGTTTTTAGTCGATTTGGATAATAATCCAGTAATGAAACAAATGTCAAATTCAGATTTGTATAATATTCGTGATGAAATGCTAGGTCAATTGAATCAATTGTTGTATCTTCTATCATTTAAATAATAGAATTTTCTATTTTCTATTTTCTATTTTCTATTTTTCTATTTTCTTTTTTCCTTTACAGTATTTTATTATACTTTTTTTACAGTATAATATAAAACATGGCTTCATCTTCCAATTATTCATCTTCTAATTATTTAGGAACACCCATGTTTAATTCAGGAACACCCATGTTTAATTCAAACTCTAATCCTAGTTTTATAGAATGGATCCAAAGTATTACCTGGCAAACATGGCTCATTGTTATTATTGTTCTTGCTCTTCTCGGATTCAATATCTTCTATTATTTAGCTCAAGGAACAGAAAGTATTCATCAAGTATTAGCACCTATTTTAAATTTATTTGGCAGTGTTGCAGCAGGTACAACAAAACAAGTAGTGAATACTGCCGCAATCGGTCTAAGCGGGACAACAAATGCTTTTGCCTCGACAGTAGATAACAGTTTAAGTACATTGCAAGGCACGCCTATTCAAGGGCAAAATGTTATGCAGAATGCGAACAATTCACTTGCCAATACATTAAATAGTGCAGGCCAAACAAATATTACAGATAATAATACTTTTACTCAAAACTTGAATTTAAAGCCGGAAGAGCAAATACAAGCAGTACAAGCAACAAGCTCCTTACAGCAAAAAGAAGGTTGGTGTTATATTGGCGAACAACAAGATTATAGAAGCTGCGCTGAAGTAGGCGTGAATGATGTGTGCATGTCAGGAGATATTTTTCCCACGCGAGATATTTGTGTCAATCCAAGCTTACGCCAATAATGAATATTTTTTATTATCGTATAAAAAATATTTTAATAAAGATTTATTTATTTTCGCATTCTTCTTTTACTTATTATCTTTCTTTTATTTTTTTTTGTTCTGATCTTTCTCTTCATAGATTTTCTTCTTTTGGTTTTTCTTCTTTTACCACCATCTACTTGATCCCAATTTATTTTTTCTTCGGGTTCTCCTTTTTCGGGTTCTTCTTCGAGACCAACCCCGTAACCTGCATAATCATCCTCATCAACACCATGACCTGCTTCCTCATCCACATCCTGATCAAGAAATTGTTCATATTGTTCTTGTGCTTCTGGGCCAAAAGTAAGACCAATCACTTCGGGTCCAGTGAGCATTAAATAACCTTTAGGTGTATCTGATAAAAAATTATCAATTTTTCTCGCAATATCAGATAACGTACAGTCTTTTTGTTTGTGACGCGTTTCATAAGGAACCAATCCATTCTCATGCATTGCATCACAATATATTGTCATAGACAAAAAAAGTCTTTTAATATATTCCTCAGTAAGTTTCTTTAGTTTTGGATAAAGTTTTTTTCCTTTTTTTTTTTTATTTTTTTTTTTCATTTTTTTTTTTTTTTTTTTATTTTTTTTTCTCATCATTTTATCTATAGCATTATTTATCCACTCTCTTCTAAACGTTTTTTGGGTACGCTCAATAGTTTCGTCTTTAAATGCAGTCGCTCTTCTTTCTTTAAATTCCGCAGACGTTAAACGTTGATATGAAGCAGGTGATTCTTCTTCTGGTAGCGTACTTGATGGTGGGTACAAAAATTTAAACATCTCTTACATTTATATAAGAGATTTATTTTATCAAAAAAATCTTTTTAAGAGCTAGCAAACAAAGATGAATATACAGTTTCATAGTTGGCCTCTACAGTACCATTTGGGTTTGTAGAAAAGTCGCCATGTTTCTTGAACCAGTACTGCATCAAATAGTTATTCACAACGGATGCATTATTGAAAAGAAATTGTGTGGTACCAACGGGATCGCCTCCAGGAACAACCCCTTGGCTCGCTTGAACGAGGTACAAAGACTGTAAAATAAATTGAATATTGTCTGTAGTAACAACTGCGGAATCAGTTTGAACAGTGATGCTAGTTACAAGGTCCGCTGAAGCAGCATAGGTAGAGAATCCTGTCGTAACCGTTCCACTTGTGCTTGGATTATTCGAAACCGATGTGTATGAAAGCGACAATACTGCAGAAATTTCGGAAGGATTGGGAACAAATCCATAGGTATTGATTGGCTCACCTGTACCATTTGCTGCGACAATAGTATCGTAACATAATGGACTGCTTTTTGTGTATAAACAATAATTTTTATTAGCGCTGACAGAAGATCCAGATGCAGTAAATTTATAAGTAAATGTATTGTTATATGTAGCATTGCTTGATTTAATAACAATCTGAGGCAAACTTATATTGCTTGCAGCAAAGACATTCATGCAAAATTGTTGAAGTTTTCCAAGAGACATTCCAGTATTCACTGGGATAGCCCATGAAATTTGATTTCCACTTGTAGCATTGCGGAAAAACCAACCATCGCCAGTGTAAGCGGGAGTTGGAAGGCCGGTCAATGTGTAAGGGATGGGCAAAGGCGGACAGGTAGAACCCCATACGGAAGTAACTGCATTAATAGGAAAAGTATTTTGCGCTTGAGTCATGACATTGGTAACACTTTCTTTGATTTGAGATGATTCTTTCAGTAACCCATCTACGCCTTGAGAAGCTGACGAACCCTCAATCTTTTGGCAAATCTCGAATACATTTTTAAACGTTTCAAAGTTATCATTAATGTTATTATCCAAAATTAAATTTAGACGCGCTGTTTGATTGAAAATTTGTTTATCAACATAACTTTGCGTTGTCAATTTATTGCTTGTTGCGGTAGTGAAAAAGTTGGGATCCGCGGTCAATGCCAAAGCTGCGGTCGTATATGTAGTATTCGTTGCGGATGCAGGAGCAATGTATCCATTGTAAGATGTAGTTACAGATGCATCTGAAGCTTTAAGATTAAGTTGAGTAGAACCGGAACCATTCACATTAATATCAGCTGTGGATGTTAATACACCCGTCGCAGAAACAGCATGCTGCCCAGCGGAACCAACAGTCAAAGAACCAAGAGCTGTCACATTACCGCTAGCAGCTAAAATAACCTTTCCGGCACCTACATTTACATCTGCAGTACTTACAACACCAACAGAATTGAGCGATCCGCTTGTCGAAAGAGTACCCGCAGACGAAACAACAAGCTGACCGGCTGAACCAATGGTTAAAGATCCAAGCGCAGTTACATTGCCATTCAAAGCACTCAACACGACTCTGCCACTATTTATATTGACATCGCCAACAGATGCAAAAGATCCAGCAATAGACATATTACCATTTCCAGCACTGAGAACCAATTTTCCCGAATCTACATTGATTCCGCCGACGCAATTAATAGAACCTTGAACGCTAACATTTCCATCATTACCAAGAACAATTTTATTGGCGCTATTTGTTGAATCTCTAATAGTAAGATTTGATGCGGATGTAATGGTTCCAGCTGTGTATAAAGCACCAGTTGAACTAGTAACATTAAAATTGGATCCAACGCTAACGTTTCCAGAAATAGTTGCAATTCCACCTACAGTTAAATTACTGCCAGCTGTTACAGCGCCTGCGCTACTAACAGTAAAATTGGTTCCACCAACATTGATCGAGTTGGAATTAATAGAGGTTGCAGATGTAATATAACCAGATCCGGTTGTTATCAAATTACCACTTGTACTTAAAGTTCCATCAGGCGAAATAGTCAAAGATTGTGTTGTGCCATCTGTTTTCAAGATGGTTAAACCTTCTGAAGTAACTGTCGAGTTGGTGTAGATTGGCAAACAAGTTGTCAAGCTACTATTTGCTACACCACTATTGGAAGACGTGAGAACTACGTTATTACTTGCCAAATAGAGTGTTTGACCTGGAGTAAAAGAGGGAAACTGAGGCGGCATACTATATTTTATCAAAATAAGTTAAATTTCACCAATAATATTATTCAAAAATTTAAAAAAATATTATTATTTTGTTATGCCTTAATCTTAACTAATTGTAAAAGTCCAAAAAGGAAGATTTATATCAAAATTTGTAGAAAAAGTTTTTTGCGCTGTTGTATTTGTAATATTCATGAATTGAAATTGAATTGCCAGATTTGAATCTAATGCATAATTATATAATCCACCGAGTTTCATAGGTGCAAAAAAATCATTGCATAAAAATGTAGAATGACTCGACGTTTGAATTTGTACAGTATTTTTTGATATATTAAAAATTTTAATATTGGACAAGTTTGCTGCTAAATTAGGAATAATTATATTCCCCGTTATGCTTTCAACAATATACACGGTATTTTCACTAACTGTAAAATCACCTATAACATTAGTAATATAATATGGACCATTCAATATAACACTATTTAATCGTATATTATTACTATTCATGATCCATATTTTAGTATTTTCTGTTTGAATTAGCTGAAAAGCATAATGATTGAAAGAGTCTAAACTATAGTTTGTTTCACCCGACAATGGAATGTAGTAAGTATTATAGATTAGACTGGAAGAACTAATTGTTACAGGATTATTCGATAAATTATAAAATTTTATTATAGTCAGATTAGGCAAAGTATCATCTAATATAACGAATCCAGTTGAAGTATAATTGTTTATAATATAATAATCAGAGATTGGTGTAGAAATTGGATAATTATTATTTGTTGTATTATTATTTATATAAGTTATTACTGGATTTGCATTTGATTCTTGCGCCCCAGATTGAATAACATTAAAATCTGCAAAATAGGTAATTTTACTTTTATCTGAACTTACAACTGATGTTAAAGTGGATGCTTGATTTGTGCCTATTATTACATTATTTACTCCATTTTTAGAGGAATAAAATTCATTGTAAAAATAAATACTCTCATTTGGTGATTGTAAATTGATTGCTTTTGAAGTAGAATTAAAAAATGTATAAAAAGATAGATTTTGTTTATCTATTGGAAGAATAATATTTTGCCCATTGAAATTATAGATCATATAAATACCAATATTTCCTACAATAAAATCATCTGTACTCAAACTATCAATCGTGTAAATATTATAATTATCGAGAACAATACTTTCTGTTTCATTTGTTGATGTTGTTGTTTGAGAAAATGGCTGCGTAGTATTCGCAGCTTGAATGAATTTTGCTCCCTGAGGCCATTTACCTCCTGCAGCTGGATATGTAAGGCGTGTTTTAGGATACGTCGTTGGCAAACTTTCATTATAACAAAGAAGTATAGGTGTTCCAGGAACATCGGAAGCACTTGTCGGGAAACAATTGTTGGAAGCAGTTATTTCAATAATTTCACCTGTGCAAATATTTTGCACTATATTGCAAACAAGACTGCCTCCATCTGGAATAACAGTAGGCGCAATAGGCACAGCAGGTAAAACAGATGGTGGCATGATAGGACCTTGGCCAGTATTAGACGAAAGTGGCGGTACTGCTGGAGCATTTGATTGCGAAGAAGTCGAGCGCTGTGGTAATACTGAATTTGTTGATTTTGCGGGCAAAGAACAAGTCAAAGGATCTACTGTAGGAACGCCATCTGTTGTTATATTAAAATAATTGACACGTTTTAAACTTTTCGTATTTGGTTCAGAAAATGTCTCTGATTGTGAAGCCCATGTAGTGTTTCGATTCACCCACATTCCCTTTGCAATTTGAGCATATCTTTGTTGCTTTGTTAAATTAGAACTGTTTGCTTTATATTGTAAAACATTGCCTTTTTTCAAACAATACAATTGATAATAATATTGTGACTTTAAAATAGGGGTTGCTGAATAAGGTAAATTAATATAATCGCCTGGAATAGATTGAACAGAATCAGAATTTGTATAGGCACATAAATTTTCAACTCTACTCCAGACTCTAGGAGGCACTGGTAAATAATACTGGCCTAAACATGACATGTATTACTATACAAATATATTTTTATTATAGTAATACTTAATTCCACTTTTTATTGGCTCCCATAAAAGTACCATCGTAAAGACAAGTAATCCAAACTGTTTTTATTTTTGGGATCAGCAGCACCACCCGAAACAATATTGGTATTGGGACCTTTTCGCATAATCTCTCGAATCGTTGTCATAGAAGCAGAATAATTATAATAAGCTAAATTGGAAATATATCCAGAAAATCCATTATCCATGGCGACATAAACATCTCCATAATTTTGTTTCGGAACACCCATTAATTTTACAGACTTGGTAACAATTCCATTAATATATACATCAAGCGTTGTATCTTTGCATCGTATAATTACATTGATCCATTTATTCAATGGAATATCAGAAATAATAATTTCTTCATTGATCACATTGAATGTATTCATAATAACTACCAATGCATTTGTATTGGGTGCAATATATAATCCTGGTCCATTGTTTGGGAAGTTGAGACCATTTTCAGCAATATCATCATTTCCTTTGTGAAAAACATGCTTATATTTTCCAGCCATGTATTGCAAATCATCAATTATGATCCAGACGGACCATGTAAATTCAATACCCCCGTCTTGATTGACGGAACGTAAAATAGTATTGGCGTCTTTTAAAGTTGGATCTTGTGGAATAATCAACATCTGTTTTGCATCTACCATTCCATTAATAAGTAGCGGAGATTTAAGTGCTGTAAAAGCCCATGTCATTATTGAAATGGATATTCGCAATAAAATGACAAAAGCAAAAATGACAATCAATAAAAATATTATTTTTGCTACTAAACTATCTGAATTGATGAAACTACCAATTCCATTATTATTTCCAGATACAGATTCTTGGTCGTTATACATATATATATTATATATAAGAAAAACGAAAACGCAATATAGCCTCAATAAATAAAATAAAAATAATAGACAATAGATTATATAGTAAAACCATTACTTTCAACACCATTTTTTGTAAAAGAAACTTTAACATTGTAACTTGCGAACATGGATCCACCATAACCTTGTTTATAAATATCCCACGCCGTTTGAGGATTGGTTGCATTGGGGAAATATTGAAGTTTTGCAGTCCATCCAGAAAATCCGCCATTTGGTGTGACATAAACATCCGCATTATTATTAATCATTGCAATTCCGGGTAATAAACAAGTATTTACCAATTTTCCATCTAAATAAATATCCATAGTGCGTCCATATACACTGATTAATAAATTCGTCCATGTTTGAATAGGCACATTATTTATCATGCAATTATGAACCGTAGTATTAGAAGTTGTTTTTGCATTTTCAGCTGCACAAGTTAATGCAATATTTAAATTATTTTCAATGGCTCCAAATGAAACCAATGGGCATGGATCGATACCTCCTACATCTGACACAGATCCGGCACTTGTGGAGGATGTGGGCGCACCCATTCTACCAAATAATACCTTTCTCTCATTGTATCGATAATTCCAATCATCAATATAAAACCAAAATGAATATGTAAAATTACTAGCATTCGTACCAGATGAGTTTGTAGCTAATTTATCCGCGGTAATTTGTTGTTGTGTTGTACCTGACATAATAGTTGCAGTTAAAGTAGTGTTACTTGATAAAAAGTAAATATATACAATATACAATAATACAAGAATTACTATTATAAGAAATACTCCACCAATATTCATGATATATTATAGAAATAGATTTTTTTTATTCATATTTATTATTCTTGAAATACCAGTCCCATGATATAAAGTTATTGTAATATGTTTTGTCTGTTATTATTTCATTTTTAAGATCTTCTGTTTTTTTGGCTTGTTCATTGATTGTCTTTTCTAAACTGTTCAAATAGGTTGTGTTATTTGATATTTCTACAGGTTTATTACTAATGATATTAGGCACTTGCTCTAAAATATTAATAATCGTATCAGGTGAAGAAGAATGTGCCGGTGGAGTTTTATTTTTAAAAAACTGATATAAATTTTTGACCTGATTTGCATGGATTGATGTATTAAAATAATTCACATTGCAAATTCCACCTTGGATTCCATTATTCGCGCCAATTTGCAATACGTCCAATGTTTGATATGGAATCACTTTTGTAAGAGATTTTTTCAATTCTCCATTGATAAAAATATCAAATATACTACCACTATAATTTACAAGAATATTGTTCCATTTTTGTAATAAGATATCTTTGCATTCATAAACAATCTGTGTTTCTGGATCCTTGTCCGATAATTGTAGTGTAAAAATAAGAATATTATCTACTGGATTAAACATGATATTGGGCTTATTTCCATAATTTAAAATGGACATGTATTGATTTACCTTGGATGGATTTGTTGAATCCAAAAATACCCACATAGAAATAGCATAATGATAATTAAATTGCATTGGATTATTTGGATCATTTAAGTCAATTGCCGAGGTTTGATTCAATGTCTGATATGATGCCAAGTTTTTCTCCTGATCTAAATAAACTGGTTGATTTACTAAAAGAAGTCCGCCCTGACTGGTTACTTGTTTTTCTATATAAGGATAGATGAAATATATGCCTGCTACAATGACAAGAAGGCCCAAATATACTGCATATGTTGCTGTATTTTCATCCAAGATTTTTATTTTTGGAATATTTGGTGCGTTGGGTGAATTTGGAGAGTATCTTGATGCAAAACCAAATAAAACGGATAATTTATCAACAATATTAACAAAAATACAGGGTATGTATAATATAACATTTACAATGAGACGAAATAATGGATTATTCTGATAAAGAACGGTAGTTGAAAAAATTTTAAATATTAAACCAAGAATGATTAAAATAACCAATAAATTTAAAAGAAAAGATATGATTCCAGAAGAGGTGGAAAGGGACTGAATATTTACCACTAACCAATAAATAAGAAGACCTGAAAATGTAAGCCCAAATAATAATAATAGAATTTTTTGAAAAATAGATCCATAATCAAAAATTGATTTTTTTGTTGCTTGTCCAGTAAGTTCTGCGAGTTCATTGGGAAATAAACTAACTATAAAAGAAATAATCCATGCAATAAAAACAAAAATAAGAATAATAAAAGTAAATGATTTAGTATAAGCACTGCTATTTAAAAAACCACCAGGATAAGAAGCAAGTCCTATTGTCAGTAAAATCAAAAATAAAAGAAATATACTAACATTTGCCACGGTATAAGGATTAAACCTACTTAAAAACTCCGCATTGCTATTTTTGGAACTGTTAGGAAATACCATAAGTGTTAATAAATATAAAAATCCAAAAATAGCGAGTAATATGCTAACCACTAGATATGGACCTAAATAGGTAGAGATATAATGATTCGGGTCAAAAAAATATAGTAAAGATAAAAACATAATCAAACAAAAATAGAGAATACTATATTTGATACGATCTGCTGTTCGATTTGTATTTAAAAAATCTCCGACTGTTTCTTTTACATTTAAAAAGAATAAGATAGCTGCAAAAAATATGGTCAATGGCAAGAGAACATATGCATAACTATTCACTTGATCCGGTGTTAAAATATTTTGATACAAAATAATAAAAAATACAAGATATAAAACTAGAAAAACTAAATAAGAAGATCCTGTAAATACAGACCGTATGGATTGAAATAAATCAGGATATTTTATATACAGAAATACTAAAATAGCAGCAGTTACTAGTCCAGAAACTAGAAGAAAGGTATCACCTGAAGTGAAACCTTGAGAAGAAGAGGAGGAAGAGGAAGAGGAAGACGAATTCTCTGTAAGATTTTTACCTTGTGTATAGAGTATTACAATACTTATTATACTCAAAATTATCATGATAAAGGTTGAAATATAGAAACCAATTTTGTTATTTTTATTGATATTATTTTTTTTTGTAGCATCCATAATTATATAATGGTTATATTATGCCAATATATAATTTTACCAATATCAAAATATAAAAAAAATTTTACATATTTTCAAAGGCGGTTTTTTGACCATGACATTCCCTACACAAGGCAACTAAATTCGTAACATCATTATTACCGCCATGTTCCAATCGTTTTACATGATCCACTTCAAACCAAGCTGTAAGCGTTTTTTTGCAATGTTTGCATTTCCAATCTTGCATAGACGCTACATATTTTTTCTTAGTTTCACTAACTGAGCGTTTTGTACCTTTGCTTCCTGATCTTAGAATACGTTGTTCCGAAGAATTTGGAAATCCATTTATACTTGTATTTATACTATCATCATTTTCATTTTCTTCTAAAAATTGTGTAGGTGTAAAGTCTAAAATAGGGTTAAACATGTCCATGGCAGATTTATCAATGGGCATATATTTGACAACATTATTGGCATGCAATAAGACATTCTTAAATTGTTTCGGATCTCTCTTTACCATCAAATAAAAAATAAATCCTAAGAAAGCAAAACCGGCAATTTGTATATATTTTTTATATTTTAAAAGCATCTTGATATATTTCCAATCATGATAGGCATTATAAATAACAAATGCTGTTATTAAAATAATGTAGAGTTCGAATCGCATTGTTATATTTTATGGATATTTAAAAAATAAAATATAATTTACTAGTATTTTCTTTTTCTTGATTTTCTAAGTTTTTTTGATTTTCTTTTTTTGGTTATTTTGCTTTTTCTAAGTTTTCTTGATTTTCTTCTTTTACCACCTCCTGGTAATCCTTTACTAGATGCAGCATCCGGAGGTCCTTGAGAACGTCTTCCACGACTGCTACTGCTACTGCTACTGCTACTGCTACTACTACTGCTACTGCTACTACTACTTGTGCCATAAATTAGTAAATTAATTTCTTCTTCTGAAAGCGGTTCGCCATTTAATTTCGAATATGGGTGACATGAAAAATCAACTAGTTCTATTATTTCTACACCTTTTTCTCTGAGATGGTTTGCGATTTGTTTTAATGATAAAAGTTTTTTTCTTCCAAATATGGGACCTTCTACGCGCGGAACACCTTGTTTTTCAGAAATAGGAATACCTTTGCTTACTATTCCACTTGGATTTTCATCTGCCTCTAAAAAAATATCAAATAAATCCGGCATACCCGGTACATTTAATGCAATAATAGTATCAAACTGATCAAATTGTATGAACAATTTATCTGGTACTTGTTGGCCTGGTGTATTAAATACATTCATACCAAATCGTTTCTTTTTTGTATCAAGAAATAGTTGATGTCTTTTTGTAAATGCAAACTCTTCCATTACTTCATATTCTGAAAGACTTGATTCTGAAAGAATTTCTTGTATTAATCCTAAGAATGCACCTGGATCAGAAGCTAAAGCTCTTGCACCATCTTGAGATTGTAAATACAAATTGATGATATCCATATATTGTGCTTTTTTATCTGGATGTAAATAATTACAAACACCAGGTGCAACAGAATTCAATGAAGCAATTTGTAAGCCCTCTGGTAGTGTAAAAGAATACGGTTGGCCTGTATCATTTACATATCTTTCTCCGTGACTAGTAGCACACAAAAGAACTTTCTTTGGCCATCGTATTTCAGTAGGTTTCATTTTTTTGCGCGCGGGACCACCCGAGCTTGATGATGACATATTACTATATAATAC